TCTTGTCATTACGTTTTATGTTATATTGAATATTGTTAAAAAATATCAACCTGATATTTATAATAACTTGTATCAACATGTTTATATAATTGTTTATGGTGATGACAGCATTTTATCTGTTCCAGATACCTTAACTTGTATTACTGGAGAAATGCTTGCTTATGAATTTGCATTAATTGGTATGAAATATACAGATGATTTAAAGAGCGAAAATAGAATTATTTTATATAAAACATTGGGTGATTCTACTATACTTAAGAGAACTTGGAGATATGAACCTTATATAGGTGCATGGGTGTGTCCCTTGGAGTTAAAATCTGTTTTTAAATCCTTATATTGGTTTAAGAAAAATACTTTGCCCATTGATGAAGTTCAGATTATAAGACATAACCTTATAGAATTGGCAATACATGGGAAGCAAATATTTGAACTATATGTACCCAAAATTGAGCAAATTTATTATAGGAGATTAAATCAACACTTGGATGAGTTCAATTGGGAGAGAGCTATTATTGCTGCCCTTGATGTTGACTCATGGTATTAAAATTCAATATGACTTGGGAAGTCTATAAACTCATCCCCTGTTGATTATGATCTTCACTTTGGTGCAAATGTTGGATTAAACAAAGATGATTGCATATGACACATGATAAGACGGGCGTGCTATTTAGCATTACTACTCAGGGGCCCATCTCTTAGTTTGAGAAATACCCAGGGAACCAACTAGGCTGAAACACCTAGAGTCGGGTGACACGCTGAATTATATGACTTGCCGAAACAGAAGATCATAATAAAATAGTATCAGGTGATTCCTCAGTGAAAGAGGATCATGCTGTTACAACAACTTATATTGCTGATGATGCAATAGCTAGAGCTGCTATTTCAATGCATATTCCTGATGATACTTTACCTATTTATGGACAAGATATAGATAGTTTTATGCAGAAGCCTCTTCTGATAACTAGTGGTTTGTGGAGTACTGCAAATACTGCTGGTACTTTATTAGTAGATAGTTCTATTGCAACTTATTTAGTCGGTAATTCCTTTTGGAGGAATAAAATGCAAGGATTTAGATTAGTGCGGGGAACAGCAGTTTTTCGCTTGGTCATTAATGCTAATCCTTTTCAATGTGGTAGACTTTTATTACATTATATACCCTCAACATCAAATAGGAATGTGCATTATTTGCCCACACTTAATCATACCCTGTATGAAAGAACTCAACATCCTGGCATTGAATTGGATTGTAGAGAAACTGCAGCAATAATTAAAATACCTTACATTACACCTGTTAATTTTGCGATCTATACTGAAACTGGTCCTTCTATGGCATGGGATTGGGGACACGTTTATACTAGTGTCCTTGATCCACTTAAAGTTGGATCCGGAGGAACCACTACTGTAGAGTGGTCCTTATATCTTAGTTTTGAAGATTTTGAACTTGCAGCTCCTATTGTTCCACAGGGGGCTAAATCAAATAAAAAGTTCTCAGTTAAGAAAGTAGGTAGGCATGAAGAACAAAACACTCAAGGGGCAGTTTCAAGCGCACTCTCTGCTGTTTCAACATCATTAGGGGCATTGAGTATGATACCTGCGTTAGCTCCAATGACAGAACCAGCTGCATGGGTTGCTTCTGGACTGAGTGGAGTAGCTTCTTTCTTTGGTTGGAGCAAACCAAGGTATGAGAAGTTCCCTCAAGTTATGTCCAGAAGATTGAATCATTATATGTCTAATTATAATGGAGAGGATTATTTACCCACCCTAGCAGTAGATTCGACAAATAAGTCTATGATAAATGATTCACTTTCAGTTTATGAAGGTGATGAGATGTCTTGGAATTTCTTGAAATCTAGAACTGCGCTATTTAACACTTTCGCTTGGGTTAATACAGCTACAGCTGGTACAGCGTTATATACACTTAATGTTTCACCTAGTGGTGTAGGAAATGTTACCACACAAGTTACGAATGGACATACTGCTACTATTGCACATGGTCCACCTATAGTTTATCTGTCTCAATTTTTTCAATACTATAGAGGCTCAATAGATTTAATTTTTAAACTTGTTAAGACAGAATTTCATTCAGGAAGACTCGAAATCACATATACTCCTGACGATAACACTGGAGCAACTCTCCCTACGTTAACAACTTCACAATTAGCTTTGCGTCATATTATTGATATTAGAGAAGGAACTGAATTTTGTTTGAATATTCCATATTTATCCGCCTTACCATATATTAATATGACATCCATTTTGGGCAGATTAACTGTTAGAGTGCTGAATGAATTGCGAGCACCTGAAACTGCATCTCAAACAATAAATGTGTTAATGTTTGCAAGAGGTGGAAGAGATTTAGAGTTCCAGATGCCAAAGTATGTTACTAGTACTAATACACCTTTTGCAGTTGTCGCACAAATGGAAGAGTTAACTTGTGATGTTATAGGAGGTGGTAAAACAAAAGAGTTGACTCTGCATTACTCTTCACAAACCATAGGTGAAAGTTTTTCGTCCTTTAAGCAATTGTTAAATAGATATTCCTTCGTTACTGGGGTTACTGATATTGCTGAGTTTGTGGGAGCACAAGCTATTAGAGTAAATCCTTGGTTTTATAATATGTCTTGGCAGGATGCTACCACTGGTGTCACTGCAACATCTGCTTGGGGTAATGATTGGTATTCAAGAATTGCACCAATGTATGCTTTTTATAAAGGTAGTGCGCGATTGATGGTTGTTCCTATTGGAGCGACAGTATCAACTGCAAATGCTATTTTAACTACGCAGTATCCTAAAACATTGGTTGCTATTGAGTCACAGGCTTACCCAGATATTAACCCGGCAGCTTTTCCTGCATCATTGCAGCAAATTAATAGTTATGGTGGTGTTGGTATGCACTTGAGTGATGCACATGTCGGGTACTCGGGTAGTGGGGTGCCATACTATTGTAAAACAAGATGTAGTAATGTTCAACCAATATTGAGGGGTGGCACCACGAATGCTTCTAATGGAGCTATTATGAGTGATGAAACTCAACCAGATATTAGCGTTAATTTTGCTAATTATGCTAGTGGTACTGAAGCCACGTTTGAAAGGTTTCACATTTTTCGTTCTATGGGTGATGATTTTCAATTTTCATTCTTTATTACCTCACCTCCTTTCCTTATTTCAAATCCTTAAATGGTGGGAAAGACGCGCCAAAATTGTAAAGTGGGCGTGTTAATCCTTAAATGAATTTATGACTTTACAAAATAAAAATATATAA